GCCGTAGCCAAGCGCCAATTCGGCTATTTTCCCTTTCTGGCGCAGCGGGCTGCCTTTGGTGACCTCTTCAATGGGAACATGAAACATCTGCGCCGCCGATGCTTCATAGATTTTGCCGTGGGTGGCAAACAACCTCATTACGCCATGTTTCACCCGCCAGCCAGGCAATGACCCTGGCTTCAATAGCACTGAAATCAGCAACGATAAACTTGAAACCATTCTTGGGGATAAACGCAGTGCGAATAAGTTCAGATAGAACAGAGGGCACAGAGTCATAGAGCATCTCCACAACTTCAAACAGCCCGGAACGAATAAGGTTTCGTGCCTGTTCTAAATCGGGCAGATGGTTCTGAGGCAGATTTTGCACCTGAATTAAGCGCCCTGAAAATCGGCCGGTACGATTCGCGCCATAGAACTGCAGCAACCCGCGCGCCCTGCCGTCGGAACAGACTGCGTTTTCCATCGCCGTGTATTTCTTTATGCTGGACTTGGCTAATTTCTGCCGCAATTCTAAAACACGCCCCAGATTTCCGGGAGCGGTCTTGAGCAGTTCCTTAACCGCTGCTTTGTCCAACGTGTCGGTTTCAAGGCCATGAACAGCGAGCCAGGACTTCATCTGTGCGACTGAGTTGGGATTATCCAGAGCGGTCAACTCCCGCATCAGCCGCGTCAGTTCTGACCGGGATTGCTCATCGCAGCGGATCGCCTGCCTGACCAGGGTCATGTCCAGCAGAATACCTCGGTCATTGATTTCCTGGTCGAGGATATAGTTTTTCCACTCATCCTCCGGTACGGGAAAGCTCGCCAGCTTTGCCGGTATTGCCATTTCCGTTTCCACATCGCGGGCATTGTAGGCTTTGAAGCGTTCCCACTTTTCAGGGTCGTGTTCGGGGAGATTACGTGTTCGCTGGCCGTTTGTTTTTGTGGGCTTGCAGGGTATGGAGAAGTAGCGGATTAGATCTTTACCCTCGGTCAGTTTTTGCTTTTCCGCGCCGGTGACCAACGCAGCGCCCTCCAGCGATAAAGGCAGACCAAGATAGGCGGACCACACCATAGTGCAGCGCCAGGAATTTGGTTTCAGCCACTGGTTAAGATAACGGGACAGGCATACGCGTTCAAACTGCGCATTATGTGCCCATTTGATAACGGATTCATCTAAAAGGGCGCTGTAGATCTCATCCGGCAAATGTTCACCGTTGGCCAGATCAATAACCTGAACAGCTCCGCCGTCAACACTGTAACCGAACAACAGGATTTCAAAATCCGGGGACTCAGCATAGCGATAGACCCCGCTTTTGGCGAGGTCTACCGTGCTGAAAGTCTCTAAATCGATACTAAGCGTTCTCATGACAGAAAATCATCGTCCACGTCAGTGGCAAAATCGTCAGCAGCATTGGTTCTGCCACCCAGCGGTTCACCGTCGCGGATTTTTTGAATGTTGCCCAGACCGCAGGCAACTCCTTTATTACCGTTGGAGTTGAAAGCATAAAAATTGATGCTGACTCTCGCGTAGACACCAGAATAAATCTCGGAACGTTCAAGGATAGGGTTGACTTGCCTGTCCACGATTTGCGGAGCGGTATTGCTATTGGCGTTTACGAAATAGCTGTTGGCGTAGGCTTCGTCATCAGGGCGGTCGATATCGCCGTCACGGAGAGGAAGTTTTAGCTGCGCTTTATTGGGAATCTTGCCGCCGAATTTGCCCTTGCCTTCCTCGATAGCGGCATCCACGGCTGCATTGATGGCCGCGATTGTCTTGGTATCACTTTTGGGGATAATCAGGCTGACGCTGTACTTTGGAGTACCTCCGTTGATGGACTTCGGCTCGTGTACGTTTGCGTAAGACAGACGGACTATACCTGTAACAACCTTTGTAGGGTTTTTAAAAACCCCTTTGTTTACTCTGTTTGCTGTATTTGACATAGTATTAAACCTCCATAAATTCATTTTTTGCGTTTGATATACTCATCGCCGGTCGCTTATCCGTGACCGGAACCAGGGTCGGCTTGCCGGGCGGCTTTATAACCAGTCCGCCGAGGATTTCATTAAACCTGGATTTGCCCATCAGCTTTTCCATCTCAGTGATGGTGATAAGGCTCTCTCTATAGATGTCGCGGTATCCAGCAGCTTTTGCCGCTTCGGCGACGGCCTTCTCATCGGTATATTTCCGGACGGAGCGCCCCTCGACCACCTTAAAGCCGGGCCATTCCTTGCCATGGTTCACAGCGGCGTCTGTGGCATAGGCTATAATCTCATTTGCCCAACTGGTCAAGTCGCCGATCAAATTGAGAACCTCGCCAATTTCCTCATCGGAAAGCAAGGGGGGAAGGGCAAACTCAAAGGCCGCCAGTTTAAGCTTGGCTTCAGCCCGTGCCCGACACTTAACTGCCGCCCGGCAAAACTGGCACCACTCTCCGGGAAGGTAATCGCCTCCTCCTTCAAAAGCGAGTATGGCGGTGGGTATCAGTTTTTCCTCCGCCCATTGATAAAGCGATTCTTTAAATACCGTAAAGGTGCTGACATTCTCCCGGCGCGGCTGGAAAATGGTCATGGCCACTGTGCTGATGTCATAGATGCCGTCGAACAGTTCTAAAGCACCAAGTGCGTACAACTTCATCTGGGGATTGTCCTGGGCATTTACCAAAACGCCCTGGCCATATTTGAAATCAATAACATGGAGTATGCCGTCGCCGATAATCACGCAGTCGCCGGTACCGAAGCCATCCGGCACATACCTGGAAAAATCCAGCCTCTGCTCAATCAGCACCAACGGGTCGTTGCAGGTCAACTTTACCTGGACGATGGTTTCAAGAACGAACTCCACGTAGGCGTTGGTGTGTGCGTCCATTTCGTCGCAGTCGTACTTGGAAATCGGCTTCTTTGAGCGCATTTTCAGCGCCCGGCGCAGCTTGTGTTCACACAGTGCATGAGCTGCAGTACCCTCGGCGGCGGCTTCGCTTTCACTCTCATCAAACTCCAATTCCAGCCTGGCTGATGGGGTACAGTTCATCCAACGGTGCGCTCCGGAAGCGGAGAGGACAGCGTGTTTGCTCATTTCAGACCCTCCGCATCCGCGAGAAGTGCGGCATAATTTGCCGGGTCAATTTCACTGAGCCTTGATGCACCGTGTTTCTCCAACAGTGCTCGGACCTCAGCGGTAAAGCCGTCATGGCTTTTAGCGGCCAGCACAGCCCGGACTTGCTCAAGCGTGACCGCTTTGGTTTCAGGCTTTTCTTCCTTTTTGACAGTTGGTGCTTCCGGCTTCAAAGCCTCGCCAGGCTCACCATCCGTCATTGCCTGTGCTACTGCCCAAACGCTGTCTGCCAGGTTTTTCAGGTTAGCCGCTACATCCAGCAACAGCTTGGTTTTGCTCATGGCCCTCACCTCCCTCCTCGATAATAGACAGCGCTTTCACGCTGTCGCCAGGGACAATGACCGTCAGCCTTTGTTTGTCACCCAGCAGGAGACGCAGCAGTCTCTCGCGCATGGTGACATGGCGACAGCCAACTATTCCGCCGCCCTGCGGTTCCTTTGAAACACTGATCCTAAGCCTGTGCTTCATTCGGATCACCTTGCCTTTCCGAAGGCTGGTTTCTTGTGCCTTCTGCCTTATGCCACCTGCGGAAGACAAATCGGACGGTTACTATAACATTTTTTTGAGTTTGTTCTTCGCACGGTTTACAGCGTGGCGTATAGCGGATTCGTTCACGCCTTCCAGGGCAGTGAGTTCTGTGTATTTCCAACCTTCCAGACAGGTTTTGCGGATAAGGTACTGCTGCCGCTCGGTCAGGTGGGACATGGCACGGCTCACAGTTTCCGAAGCTATAAGGTCGGCAAGCAAGTCCGTTCCATCGTCGAAGAACCGCTTGTCCTCATAGGTGAAACTCTCGAGGGAAGTGTGGCGGCGGGTTTCCCGCCGTTCATTTTTCTTTTCTTCTTCAACAGAACTGAGATAGAAGGTACCGACTTCGTCAGAAACCTCCAATTCGATGATTTTGCCATCTGCGTCTTTGTAATTGATTAACATCTTTTTCCTCCTGCGATTTTCAAAAGTTGGCTTGAAAATCCGCAGGGGGCTGATGTCTCAAATCCGTAGAAACAAAACGAGACGGGCGGCAACACCAGTGGTTGGTGTCATCCTGCCCGTCTCGCGGTTCTGCGGATTCTCGTTATTGACTTGTGTTTTGCGGTTATGCTGCTTCTGTATTTATGATTTCTGCTGTTCCATCTGGTTTGAAACAAATCAGCGTCTTGCAGCCTTTGTGGACGATTTCTACGATGCCAGCTTTTTCGTCCAGTCGGCAGACCAGCTTACCGTTAGCGTTTCGGACGTCTCGCATCTCGACGCATCTCCTTTCCATGAAAAGTACGGCTTGTCTGACCGTCTATGTTGATTTTATTGGCTCGAACACGATGAATCCTCAGCCACAGCTCCGCTATCACTCCGCTGTGACTCAGTAAATTTCCATTTGTTTTTATCGCAGAAAATTTGACTAAGCGTTTGCAAAGCTTAAATTAACATAGTTAAATTTATGTTTTTTATTTGCTTAGTTATTTGCTATAATTAGGTAACAACTTATTTTAAGAGCGTCCAGAATGCTTGGAGGCGATAGAATGGCATTTAGTTATAACAAACTTTGGAAACTATTAATTGATAAAAAGATGATGAAAAAAGACTTGATGGCAAAGACGAATCTGACGTCAACTACGATGGCGAAGATGAGTAAGGACTTGCCGGTAAGCATGGACGTATTAGCCAGAATTTGTAAGGCTCTTGATGTAAACATTGGTGACATTGTTGACTACGTCGATGATGATGCATCGAATTCTTAGATTTATTGAAGGGGGCGCAATTTATGAAAAAGCTGTGCTTTGGTTCTTATGCAACGGTTTTAACGCTTTGTAAAGCAAAAAGCGTTACGCAGAAGCGGTTGTGCGGCACCATCCTGCTTTCTATTGCGCCAAATTATGATATTCGTGAAGATGATGGCACTACTTCAGATTTGGTTCGTGGTAAGAAAAATCTATCCCCCAATGTGACCGATGTTGCACCGACAGCAGATGCTCGTGCTACCTCAAATTACTTTAAGCAGAACATCCTTCCACTGTTGGACAGCAACAAAAGGAGCCACATCGTTCTTGCATTGAAGGATATCATCGCTTCCGATGACACAATCAAGCCTGATACGGTTGTGGAAAGAGTTAACGGAATGACAAAAGCAACTATTACAGGACGTGATGCTTTTGTTTTAGAAGACTTTCTGGCCGGAATTTTCCTATATACGGTGGTCAATGTAGAAAACCGTAACTGCCAAGAAAACCTAAGAGAGATAACCGGTGAGTACATTCAGTCCTTTGACACACAAAAAACGAGCATAGATTTTCTAACGGCATACAGCAAATTCTCTATGGGGATCGCCGATGAAATAGCGATTGACTCCCGCGCTTTGGTTTTACTAACAGAAACGGGCGGCAAGTGTCAAAAATGCGGTAGATTGTTGGGCATAAAAAAAGAAGGTAACGACGTTAATTACGCTAAAGTCGTTCACCTTTCTGAAAATGATGATGTTGTTCTATGTGTTGACTGTGAACGCGAAATGCAAAATGCCTCAGAAAAAGATAAACTGGCTTTATTATCGGACAAGCATTATTTAGAAAATCTTACGGCGGCAAGGAATGCAACGTCACTATAT